AGTTACATCGTGAAGCCAGTGGTTGGGGACTTTTATCTGTTTCCGTCATGGCTTGCGCACCAGGTCTACCCGTTTAGGTCCGATGGTGAAAGAAGGTCAATGGCGTTCAACGTGCACTTCAAGCTGGACGGACCGGTGAAGGGGATTAACGCGTAATGAAAAGGAAATTTTGGTTTGGGGAATGGCATTCAACTTACACTTCGTGCAACAGATTATATAAAAAATTAATTGCAGGCATAGAGTGGGAAAATCCGAACAAGACAGGAAAAAAAGGGGAGCTTTTTGTTTTTGATGACGAACAACAATCCTGGTTTAACTACATATACGATCATTACTTGGTGGACGACGATGATTATTTGAAATTTTATCGTTTGCACAGGAAACCCAGAAAATGGGGAATACGAAATTTTAGTCAAACAGGAAGTAATTATCCCCTGTCATACGCTCCCTTTAATTCAAATCAATTTTTGCCAATCAACAGGAAGCACGTTTTTACGTGTTTCGCTGATCAGGACGCCGTTTGCAAGGCAAAATTGCGACAAAAAATTAATTCATCCTATGTTAAATTCAAATTGAAGGACAATAACTACGTCTGCAATTATTGTGGCGCGGAAGGAAATTATGATAATCCACTCCATCTCGACCACATTGATCCAACTTTCAATGAAATATACGAGGAGTTTAAAATGCGCCACGGTAAACTTACCCTCTTGGCAGGCAACTACGGTGTTTTTTCCAATTTTCATGACAAGAGAGCCGAGTTTCAACTGCTGTGCGCAAATCCTTGCCATTTCATCAAGACACGGGAAGATCGGAGAATGAAAGCACATGGTTGACACCACGAAATACAAGTCCGTTGCGATAAGGATCCCCTACTATGACGCGTTGGTGCGGATGGGGGAGAGCATGCACCGCGGACCGGGACAGGAAATGATGCACATAATCAAGAAGGCGGCGGACGAGAAGGGAATAAGGATAAAAAATGCAAGAATTGTTAAGGGCAACAAAAGAGATTAGGGAAACTCTCCGCAAGTGCGAGGAGGAAGGCGACAATTTCCAGGAGACGCTTGGAAAGCTGAGCGCAACCAAGGTGCACGGGGTGCAGTTTCCGACGCTCATGCTTATGGAGATCATTGATGACTTTGCGAAGGGTTATCAGGAGCGAAGGAAGGGGAAAGTCCTTTCCGGGTTTAACGAAGAGGAACTCCAGGAGAAATACCGCGAGGCGGCGCACAACTGGAACAACAAGGACACGGTAAACTGATGGCAACACTGAAGATCATAGATATGCACCAGGTGGAGGACGGCACCATCAACCCCAAGACGGGGCTGACGGAAAAACCCTCCTGGTACGTTCGGTTTGAGGACATGTCGGATCGCGTGCTGTTCAAGTCAAGGTTACAGGAACTCCTGTCCATGGGTTTCCGCAAGACGGTGGAAAACTTCAAGGCGGGAAAAGCCAGGACGAACCAGGGTGGGGAAGCCCGCTTCTGGGTGGTGGTATTCCAGGATTATGAGGTAAGGCTGCAAACCAGAGACCAGATCATGGAAGTTGTAACGGAAGGACACAGGCACAGGGACGATGATGACAACGCAAAATTCGAGCGAAGAGAAGACGGAACGGAAGAGCAGTTTACCATCGAGTAAATATCCGGACTGCTGGCCGATGGTGCGCATCACGTGGATGGACGCCATGGACGGTGACACCGGATGGGTGCCCCTTGGGAAAATGCGCGACGCCAAGCTGGCAACGTGCATTGACATTGGATGGATGATCAGGGATGATGACCTCAGGGTCACCATCATGGGATCCTGGTGCGCCGATCCGCAGGAGACAAAGGAAGAGGACAAGGAAGGCGGACGGTACATAACAATCCCGAAGGGTTGGGTGAAGAAAATAGAATATCTGGAAGTGAGCTATGGACAAATACGAGATTAACGTGTGGAAGGACGCCGAGCTGCTGAGCAAGGAGATTGTTCAGTTCGGATCCAACGAGGACTGCTACAACTACGTGATGGACAAGCACTACGCCCCAGGAACGTGGACGGGGTCGCACCAGAACAGGGCCGGCGTGACGCTGAACAGGCCACCTCCTGGGATCAGGATAACGTGGGCCAAGCTTGGGTACAACAACTACAGACCAAAGAAACTGAACGCGGAGGAAAAAAAGCTGCAGCGTGAGCTGTACGACTCAATCACGCCCGAAACAATTCAGGAGTTGGGTCCAAACGAAATGTATGCTAAGGTAAGGAAGGATTATCACGGACACCCAAACGCGAAAGGATACGATGAATTCCCAAGCCGCAAGAAGGAGGTATACATCAATGGAAGCACAGGAGAAAAATACACAGTCTAGGGAGGGGCTTACACCCAAGCAGAAGAAGCTTTATAACATCATCAGGGACTTCATAAAGGCGAACAGGCACTCGCCGTCCTACGAGGAGCTGAAGCAGCTTAATGGATCGCGGTCCAAGGCTCCAATACATGCCCTGATTCACCAATTGATAAGGCGACACTGGATAGGAAAACGGAATGGCGCAAATCGGTCACTTTTCATCTTGTAATGTGGTCCCTATAGTGTATATTTTGCTAAAATGTTTTTTTTATTTTTAAAAAGACCGGGATATGGTGCCACCGTGCCACCTTTCCTGATTAACCTTTATAAATCAATCGTTTATATGGTGGCACCAAGGTGGCACTACTCTAAACGACGCAAGCAACTTTTGTTACAAATAATAAAACAAATGAGTAAAAACTCAACTATAGAGCGGGGAATTCGATGGTCGATGAAAGGCTGAGAGGTGACACCAGTGGTGCCACCATTGTGGCAAAAACAAGGCAGAGCGGAGGGGCCCTAAAACACCCAATTCGGAGTGACGGGCTCACTGATAAGCAGCGTGTGTTTGTCAAGATCTACGCCGAGAACGAGGGTCGTTTGACTCCAACGGAATGCGCAAGACAGGCAGGATACTCGGAGGCGTCAGCCAACGTTACCTCTTCCCAGTTGCTGAACGGCAAGAGATACCCAAAGGTGGTGGACGCGGTTCTCAAGCGAAGGGCTGAACTGGAGAAAACACATGAAGTCAAGTTACAGAAGCACGTACAGGAGTTGGCAAGGCTTCGTGAGAAGTCACTGGTGGAAAAGTCTTTTAGTGCTGCTGTTAATGCTGAGCGCCTGCGAGGGCAGGCTGCGGGACTGTACATTGACCGCAAAGAAATCAGGACAGGAAGTATTGATTCTATGTCCCGTGAAGACGTTTTAAAACAACTGAAGGAGTTGGGATTGGATGGAAAATTTAAAAAAGAGGGAGATAAAACTGTCCTTTCGGTCGAAGAGAAATCCGGTAGCGAGGGACTTAAGGACATCACCCCAGTACAAGCAGAAGATAGTAAAAGACAAAACGAAGTATGACCGTAAAGCCGGAAACAAGGCTTTGGAAGAGTTTCAGGAAGTTATTAAAAAGTGGTGACTATATTGTTTCACGCCTTGAAAGCTATGTTACTCCCGGATTCCCGGATTGCGTAATATTTCACAATGTTACAGGATTCTTCACTGTTGAGCTGAAGATAATACAGCCTAATAAAAAGATAAAGTTTTCAGTCTTCCAAAGGGCATGGAATACGATCCATTACATTCACGGTGCTCCAGTTTATATCCTGGTTGGGGGGCTCAAGGACAACAAGGTCAAACTGTTTCACGGCGAATGGACCGAGCACCTCGGCCAAAAGACCGTGGACCAAGTGCCCGGGTTATACGAGGGAAGGCTCGAGGACCTCGACCTGCGGCAAATTGTCGCAAACTCCCAAACTCCCCAATGTGTATAACCTGTGGATAACCTGTGGATAAGTCCATCCTGTCTACCGGGGCGCCCAGGGAAGAGTGCTTCAAACTCCCAAACTCCCCAATAAACATAACTAATCAGCCATTTTTTCGTGATCCCTGTCTGGATGCCCGGGGCGCAGCAGGTTCCTGTGCAAGTTCAAAACTCCCAAACTCCCCAGAAAACCTATACTTTTTGCGTGGATCTCCAGCCAGTCCTGTTTGTCCGGGGCCCGGGAGACCTTCCAGTCCTGACAGGAAGTTCAAATAAGTTCTTGCATTGTGGATAAGAAAATGGTATAATACTGTTAATTCATTAAGAATTAGAAATGGAGTATATATGGTTGTAGACCAATCGATTAGTGAAGCACTCAATAGGATTGCCGATAATCAAGAAGAAATGATTGATGTCTTAAAACGAATTGCGAATCATTATGACGGGGTTGTTCCCGTTATGACACGCAACGCAAAACGAGCAGAATCACAAGCCGAGGAGCTCGAGAGAGGATTCGGTCAACAAGTCAAGGACTTGTTCAGACCACAAGAGCATTAAGTCATACTCCAAGGGGGAGTTCGGTTCAAACTCCCAAACTCCCCCATTGTTAATAACCTGTGGATAACCTGTGGGTAAGTGTCTCCCGGGCCCGCAGCGGGCGCCGGGCGTTTATGGTCAAACTCCCAAACTCCCCTATAATAAAATACCCGTTTTCCGCGGTTTTTTGATCGGCAGCTGGGACGCACCGGGGCGCCCGGGAAAAGCTCACGGATCTCATCTGGAGAAGTGGCTGATTTCCGCCAAATATTTTTCGCCCGGGCTCTTGACATGCGTCAGGACAGGTATTATATTACAGGATGAGATGTCGAAACTCCCGGAAAACCTTGAAAATAAGTTCAGGATCCAGGAAGGAGGCAGCTGCCAGTCCTGTGCACCAGGAGCTGCAGGAAATAGAAAGGAAAAGAATGGACTGGTTACTTGGATTACTCATACCATTGAAGTGGGCCTTGGTCCTCGTCATAATATACTTCGTACTCACGGCGATTCTGTAACTCCCCAAACTCCCAAACTCCCCAATTGAACCAACGTTCATGATTCGCGGAGCTGGAGCTGGTGGGACCGGGCGCCGGGCGCCTGTCTTCAGGAAAAATGTTATCCACAAGATTGTTGAATTAGGTGTTGCCTTGAATTTGGATTCGTGGTATTATGTTATTAGAAATAGAGTAAAGGTATTTGATACTACTGATTGATGTTTTTTAAGCCGGGATATCAATCACTCTGTTTCTCATTTTGCGGAACA